CAATGGAGCGCAGCGCAAACAGGGTGTTTGCCAATGGGGCGCGGTCAAGCACGACGCTTGAGTTTGACCATACGTTAAGCGAAGAGCAGATTGAGCATTTGCGGGCGCAGTGGGCTGAAAACTATGCCGGGTGGCGCAATGCTGGCAAGCCTTTAATTCTTGAATCAGGAATGAAAGCTAAAGCAATTGGTATGAGCAATGCCGATGCACAGTTTTTGGAAAGCAGGAAAGCCCAGGTTGCGGAAATAGCCCGCTGGTTTAGGGTGCCGCCGCACATGGTTGGCGACTTGGACCGGGCCACATTCAGCAACATTGAGCACCAGTCAATTGAGTTTGTCACGCAAACGATACGCCCATGGCTTGTGCGCCTTGAGCAGTCAATGGCCCGCGACCTTCTGCTTGAGTCTGAGCGCCGCCGTGGGCTGTACATTCAGCATACGGTTGAGGGCCTTTTGCGGGGTGATATTAAAACCCGATATGAGGCTTATGCGTCTGCCATCACAAATGGCTGGATGAGCAGAAACGAAGTCAGATCGCTGGAAAACTTCAATTCCGCTGACGGACTAGATGATTTTATTGTTCCATTAAACATGGCCCCTGCGGGTGACGCTGGCAGCTTGGCAGATGCTGAAAACAAGGCGTTGATACGCGAGGCATCAAGGTCTGTGAGTGATTTTGCGGCGTGGCTTCCTGGCTTTATGGATCGCAGGTCCAAGGCGATCGAAAGCGAACTTGGCGTAGACGCTTCAGCTTACGCAAAAACACGAATAGACAGGATGGCAGCGTTTAGCAGTCCATCTGACGCTGTTGCAGAAGCAGTCAAATACACGCAGAAAGACATAGAGGCACTTACACATGAATGAGCTGGTGATTTACGGCGATATTGGCGAGAGCTTTTGGGGCGACAGCGTTACTGCCGCTGATGTGAAGTCAATGCTTGACGGTATGAGCGGTGACATTACGGTCAGAATAAATTCGCCTGGTGGCTCAGTTTTTGACGGCTTCGCTATCTACAATCTCCTGCGCGCACACAATGGCAGCGTTACGGTTCATGTCGATGGGCTTGCGGCTTCAGCCGCATCTGTTGTTGCCATGGCTGGCGATGATGTTGTTATGGGCGCGGCGTCTATGATGATGATTCACGATCCGTGGACTATGAGCGTAGGCGATGCCAGCGAAATGCGGAAAACCGCCGAGACACTGGACAAAATCCGAGACAGCATTGTTGATGCCTATGCCAGCAAGGCGGCTGACATGGATCGCGACGAAATTGCCAAGATGATGGCCGAAGAGACATGGATGACGGCATCAGAGGCGCAGGGCTTTGGGTTTGCCAACAAGCTGGAAGAGAGCGAGGCCACAATCAGCAACCTTTCACGCCCATGGATCAACTCCGCCCCAAGTCAAGACAAGATACCTGACAGCCCCGAGGCTAATACAGCCTGGCGGGTTGCCTTGCAAAGCAGAAAGCTGGCTTTGAAAACCAAATAGCGCAGCCGCGCTTGTAACCGGGCAGCCGCCCACAACGTTTATTTTTATTCACCGTTTTACTACGGAGGGTCATCCTATGACCATTAAAGCAGCAGACCTCCTGCAAAAGCGCGGCGAAGTCATCGATCAGATGCAAGCCATGCTGAATGCAGCAGAGCAAGAAAACCGCGACCTCAATAGCGAAGAGCAGCAAAAGTACGACGCTATGAATAGCGACATCGATTCACTCAAAGAGCGTGCAGACCGGCTTGAGCGTGTCAGTGCAATCTCTAGCGATCTGGATGACATCCGCAACTCAGCACCCCGTGCTGTTGTGAATGCCCCGGAGGGCAAAGAGCCTGCGCGTGCGCTTGCGGCCAGCTCTTACAAAAACGCGTTTGATGAGTATGCGCGAAAGGGCAAGAACGGCCTTAGCTATGACGTTATGAACGCATTGCAGATCGGCACTGACTCAGAGGGTGGATTTATCACCCCGGAAGAGTTTGAAACGATGCTGACTGAGTACCTTCAGGACATCAACCCGATGCGCCAGTTCGTTACCGTTATCAATACGGCTTCGGATCGGAACATTCCGGTTGAGACTTCCTTGGGTACTGCGGCATGGACTGCTGAAGAGGCGGCTTACACGGAGTCTGATGCAGCATTTGGCCGCGTTGTTCTTGGCGCGCACAAGCTGGGCACGATCATCAAGGTATCTGAGGAACTTCTTCAGGATGCGTTCTTTGATGTTCAGGCTTACTTGGCTCGCAACTTTGGTAAGCGCTTCGGCCTTGCTGAAGAGGCTGCGTTCGTCAACGGCGACGGTTCTGGCAAGCCTTCTGGGATTGTTGGCGCTTCAACTGAAGGTGTGTCAGCAGCCGGTGCGGCCGCGATCACTGACCTTGAGCTTGTTGATTTGTATCACTCAGTTCCGCGTCAGTACCGGGATCGCCCTGGCTCTGCGTGGCTTATGAATGACGCTACAGCCAAGCTGATTCGCAAGCTGAAGGACGGAGATGGTCAGTTTATCTGGCAGCCGGGCCTACAAGCTGGCCAGCCTGATGTGATCCTGAGCCGCCCTGTTGTTGTGTCTCAAGCGATGCCCGCCCCGACCACGGGTAACAAGTCTGTCGTATTTGGCGACATGTCTGGTTATTACGTTGCGGACCGTGCTGGCATGACCATGCAGCGACTGAATGAGCTGTACGCAGCGAACGGCCAGGTTGGCTTCCGTGCGTACAAGCGTATGGACGGCAAAGTAGTTGATGCAACCGGCCTGAAGCACTTGGTTCAAGCCTAAAGGTGGCGGGGGAGGGCAACCTCCCCCGGTTTTTACATGATCAAATTACTTACATCTGTTGCTGGTGATGACTTTAGCTACGAATACGGCCAGGAAGTTTCACTAGACAAAGAATTTGAGCAGCGCTTGGTTGAAACCGGGCAGGCTGTGGCTGTGGTCAAGCGCCGCAAGGCGAAGGGTGCGGCTGATGAACAACAAGGCTGACATTCTTGCGCTTCTGAAAAAGCTCCTTGGCGTATCGGAAGCTGACACATCGAGAGACTCCGAGTTGAATGCGCTCATTGACGGCGCTATCGGCGTCTGCGAGATGTATCTCAATGATGTCATTGACCGCAGGAATGTTACGCAGGGCTGGGCCTACGCTGAATTCCCAAAGATATTGCGATATAGAAATGCAGGTGATCTTGTTTCTGTAGAGCTTGATGGTGCTGACGTTTTATCTTCATGGAGCATTAAAAAGCAGGACTCATACGACACCCTGATCAAAACAACTGGCGCTTATGCTATTGACGGCGAAGAGCTTGTTGCGACGTACCCTGCTGGATTTGAGGCTTGCCCTTACGATCTTATGCTTGTTATCCGTGACGTTGCGGCGGTCCTAGAGTCGCAGTTTGGCGCGCCATCTCTCGAAAAAGTCCAGCGCGAAAACATCGTTGGAATTGGAAGCGTTGACTATGACCGCAGCGAGGTTGCCAGCGTCGGAATAATTCCGGCGCAGTGCATTCAGATACTGAAGCTATACCGGAAGCATAGAATCTAATGTTTTCGGTTAAGCAAATGCAATCCGCACAGGACCGCATGACAGCCTCCCGTGGCCGCGCCATAACCATCAAGGTCAACACCGGCACCGGGTTCACGGAATACGCCAGCCGGGCTGTGTTTGGATCTCTGACTGACCGGGATCTGATACCGGGCTCCAGCATTCGCCAGGGCGACATCAAGCTGATTATCAGCAGCACCGATTGGCCCGAGGGTGTGCCGTTTAAGTTACAGACAAAAGACCGTGTTTCGTTTGATGGCGAGGATCACTCAGTTGTTATGTGCGACCCCTATTCGCGGATGATTGGCGAGCATCGTGTAGCGACTGACTTGGTTGTTCGGGGATGAGTACGCCAACAGTCAGTACGGCCATTTCTGGCTACATAGAGCCTTTGGTAGCGCCTCTGCCGGTGTTTATCCTTGAGGACTACATTAGTCTTGATGATCTTCCCAGCGTCTCACAGTGCCTTTTGCTTGGCTTCACGGTATCTGACGAGCAGATAACGACGATTGGCGACACTGACAGCCTGGGGTTTGAAGAATTCGGCACGGTGGTTATTCACTGGCTGTATCCCACAGGGTTTGACTCAGAAAGCATACGGACCGCTGCGGAGACGCTGCGCCTTAGTCTCCGTGGGCGACGAATCGGAGACATCATCATTGAAGGCGTAGAGCCTTTTAAACAAGCCCGCAGTTTGGTTGATGAACACAGCCAGTGGACTGCAATCGCATCGAGACTTGATTATTCACTGCATAGCTGCGGATAGGAGCTAAAACTATGTCATCTAGTAATGCTGTCAGCGTTTCATACGTTGACGAAACGGTTTATGGAACGACCCCGACTGTAAACGGATCGACCGAAATACAGCAAATTCGCTTTACCAGCGAGTCGCTGTCTGGCACACCCATAACGGTTGAGAGCGCCAACATTCGGACAGATCGCATGTCCAGTGGGCAGGTTGCTGTCGGCCTTGAGGTTGGTGGAGATATTAGCTTTGAGCTATCCCGTGATGCCTTTATCGACAAGTTCCTGTCTATGGGCATGATGGGCGCATGGCAGGCGGCGACGTCTGACGTATCCAGTGTCTCATTCACCCTTGATGGCAGCGACAACCAGCGTGGCGTGTTGGCCGGTACGGGTGTTGGCACGGGCATTAGTGTTGCGGACGTTCTAAAGGTCACAGTCGGCGGTGTTGACTATGTATTCCAGGTTGTTGCGGTTACAAGTTCAGATGAGCTGGACGTAGGCTGCAAGAAGAATCAGGCAGACTTCACGGGTGGAACATCTCGCCGACCGGCCTACCTTGATATTGACAGCGTGCAGCAGTCTGTAACGCTTTCTAAGGCGTATGAGGACGTACTAGACAGTTCTGATGATGAATACTCGCAAGCCTATTCAGGGACCATTGTGAGCGGCTTCAGCGTCAACGTAGAGTATGGGTCTATCGTATCGGGAACCTTTAGCCTGAGTGCTAACGGGTACGAGCAGGAAAAGCCCAGCCTTCAGCAGCGCGTTGTTACTGCCGGCGGCACGGTCAACCCGGCACCTACATCACAGCCGGTTAACGCCTCTGTTGACGTTCCTATCGTTTCAACCGAAAACCTGCCGACTAACTTCTGCATAACCTCGTTCTCGATCACTCTGAGCAACGGGCTTACCCCGCAGAACTGTATCGGCAAGGCAGCGCCTACGCGTTATGAGCTGGGAACCTCTGCCATCTCAATTGAAGCGGGCGCGTACCTAAGCGCCACAGCGTATGAGGCTTTGATGGGAAAAAAGGTCACGCAGGAAGGTGTACCGATGACGTTCATCATTCAAAATAGCGACGGTGGCTACGCGTTCGCATTCCCAGCCATTCAGCTTTCGTTTCCCGACCCTGGCGCCTCTGGTGCTAACCAGCAGGTGATGATTGATGGATCAGGCACAGCCAAGGTGGGCGACAACGGCGAAAGCCAGCTTCGCATCTACCAAATCTGACCATGAGAGCCGTCAGCAAGGCGGCAAACGCTGCTAGGGACATCGCGCAAGACTTGGACGATGCGCTTTATGGCGGCTGGGGCGATGTGTTCCATGAAGAACTTGATGGATTGGACCCAAAGCAGGAACTAAACATTCTTCAGGGCAGCAAGCTGTACAAGAATGTCACTCCGAGCCGCTACCTTCACCTAACCCGCAACAGGCCGCTGTTCCGAAAGGTCATGGTGCTGGGCAAGGACGATAATCGCATCCTCGCCGTTATCGCAAACCGGGTTGTCAGTCGGGTTGCGCAGTTGGCTTTGGGTCATCGCGACACAGGCGAGCACATGGACAGCATTGCGGTATTTATCCGCGAGGTTGGCGAAACCCATTCCCGCGAACATCGTGGTTTTATCCGCGCCGCTGACCTTCCAGATAGAGCGGTTGTGCAGATTGTTCCGATTGTCAAATATGCCAGCGCACTTGAATCCATACTTTATGGCTTCGAGGGCGAGGGTATTGTTCATCAGGCCGCAAAAGAAGCGCGCCGTCGCCATCGCACAAACATCGCTGTGCGCTATGACTACATCGACGGCGTGAGACTTGGCGAGAACGGCGGCACATTCCCGCGCCTGTCTATGGGGTTCTACGGCAACTTACGCCCAGCGCTTAAAACGCCTGGACGATCACGCAAGTAACAGGGGAAAACATGTCAAATCCATTGACTGAGCATTACGAAGCGGACCTTGAGCAGATCGAACTGCATGGGGTGTCGTTCTATGTGAAATTACCCAGCCTGACTAACAAGCGATTTCAGCGGGCAGTCATGTCCAATGTGGCTAAACGCAATGATCAGGGTGACTTTGTAGCAGATGACGTAAGCATTGAGCAGATGTTTGATGCTCAGGTTGATGCGTTTGTTAGGCACTGTATCCGCAAAGTCGATGGGTGGCCCGACTACACGCCTGATGCGCTTATGAAGGAAACCCCTGATGCTGCTGAGGAGCTATTTAACATCGCCGCCGAGCGTGTTGAGCAGTTTACCAGGGAGGCTGAGGAAAGCGTGGGAAAGTCACAAAATGGCTCAGATGGTCAGACCGATGGGGTGGAAAATCCGAGCAATGCGCCGAGCTTGCAAAGCGTGGCTTTGTAGCTGAAGAAGATTTAGAGCCCAATATCTCAGCCGATCGCTGGCTGCTGCAAGCTTACTCTGAGCTATCTACCAACCGATCATTGGCTATGGGGCCTGCCCCTATCCCTGAGCGCTTTATTCAACGCTATGCAGACCGGCATGAGCTTGGGGACTTGTTTGTCCGTCAAATAATGATGATTGACCTTGACTACTTGAACCGCAACGCAAAACAGGACGCGAAAAGTGGCTAAAACTAGAGTTGTCCCTGTTGAATTTAAGCTAAAGGGCGACAAAGACCTAAAAGAGTTCAACCGTTCGCTGCGGTCTATGGATAACTCGCTGCGGTCATCGTCAAAGTCCCTCAAAACGCTTGAGCAGAACAGCCAGCGAACGGCTAGGGCGCTTGGCGCTGCTACCGGCATTCTTGTTGGCTTCATCACCGGGCGCGGCTTTCAAAAGATGGTTGATGCGACCGTCAAGCAGGAGCAGGCTATTGCCCAGCTTGAAGCGGCCATAGAGTCCACAGGCAACGCTTCTGGGAGATCCTCTCAGCAACTGCAAGCCTATGCCGCAGAGCTTCAACAAATCGGCGTGCAAGGCGATGAGGCGGTTCTAGGGGTGCAGTCGCTTCTGCTGACGTTCAAGCAGATTGAGGGTGACAATTTCGACCGCACGACACGGGCGGTGCTTGATCTGTCTGTGGCGATGAATCAAGACCTAAAATCGTCTGCCGTACAGTTGGGCAAGGCGCTGAACGATCCGGTTGCCAACCTGGGCGCACTGAGCCGCACGGGTATTCAGTTTGCCGAAGATCAAAAGGTGCTGATCAAAGAGCTGGCATCAACCGGCAGGGTTGCTGAGGCTCAGGCAATAATTCTAAAAGAGCTTGAGTCGCAGTTTGGCGGCAGCGCAGCGGCTGCTAGGAACACCCTAGGCGGCGCGCTACAGGCACTGCAAAACAACTTTGGCGACTTGTTTGAGGCGAGTGGGCCGGGGCTGGATAGCCTTACGCAGTCAATCAATGACGTAAGCGCTATTTTTGCCGACCCGCAATTTCAGGCGAACGTGCAAAAGGTGGTTGGCGAAATACTCAAGCTGGGCGGTACTGGCGTCGAGGTATTCGCAAACTTCGGCAGCATCATGTCGTTTGTCAAAGATGAGTTTGCCGCGCTTTACGGGATTGTCAGCGAAGATGACATTCCCCGATTGCTTGAAAAGCAGCAGTCACTTCAAGATCGCATTAACCGCACTGGGTTTTTGGGCTTTATCCAGAACACTGGTGAGCTTCAGCGGCAGTTAGATGTTGTCAACCAACAATTAGAGGAAGCCTATTCAAGAATAAACACCCAGCCACAGGCAACGTCTGAAGCCTCGCCAGACGCGTCTGAGCAGGGGCCATCACTGCCCTCTCCGCCTGTAGATACGGCTATCTATGACGCGGGCTATTCCGCTGCGATGAAGGTTGCCGCAGCTACCCGTGAGTGGTCGTTTGCCGTGCAAAGCGTTGATGAAATGCTCGCAGGGCTTGGCGATGACCTGGAAACAAACGATTTCGGCTATGCCGCCATGATGAAAGCTAATCAGGCAGCTAACGAAGTGCAAACCGGGCTTGCCGCTATTGAGGAATACATAGAACCCACAAAGACCGGCTTTGAGTCGCTGGCCGAGTCTATGGGCGACAGCCTAAATCGCAACTTTGAGTCATTTGTAGACGGCGTTGCCAGGGGTACGGCAGATGTCAAAGACCTTTTCAAAAACATGGTTGCCTCAATACTTGCAGAGCAGGCGAAGATACAGGCGACAAAGTTTCTGACATCTCTCTTCGGTGGCCCCACGGCTGCGCAGGGCATGGCGGTTGATAACGGCGTGCAGGCATTCGCTTCGGGCGGGGTGGTTAGCCGACCGACTCTGTTTCCTATGGCTCAAGGCATGGGGCTTATGGGCGAGGCTGGCCCCGAGGCAATCATGCCTTTGCAAAGGACTGCGAACGGCGATCTAGGCGTCAAGGCTGCGCCGATGAACGTCACCATCAACAACAACGCCCCAGGCGTTGATGTATCAGCTACGCAAGGCCCCGAGGGCTTAACCATTGACGTTGTGCGGGCGGTTATTGCCCGAGACATAGCAACGGGTGGCAATGCCGTCAGCAACGCTGTGGCGGGGAGCTTTGGCCTACAGAGGGCGGGTGTCTAATGGCTATTTCTGCTGAATTGCAGGATGTGTATCTCAACAACCCGCATGGCATCTATTTCATGGAAGCCATCGACATCGATCACGCAATTCTTGATACCACCTTGCGGTATACGAATGCGTCAAAAGCCTTTGAGGGGTTGATTGATAATTCTGGCACTGCTGCTGCGCTCTACACTCCCCTACCGTTCACCATCGTACTGCCCGACAAAGACACTGACGGCACGCAATCGCTGGATATATCCCTATCCAACGTAACCACTACGCTAGTGGCGTACATCACAAGCATTACCTCTGCGCCGCAGTCTGCTATCGAACTGACGTATCGGATTTTTCTTAGTACGCAGAAAGACGGCAACGATGCCCACATCAACCAGCTTGATCCACCGTGGCGATACGAAGTCAGTTCAGCGTCATTGACGCAGGATGCGGTGGTTATGAGCGCGACAAAACTTAATACGCACAACCGATCCTTTCCCCGCGTTCGCTATACCCGCACAGACTTCCCCGGCCTTGCCCGATGAATCAGTATGTTGGTATCCCATTTGCCAAGCATAGCTGTTGGTCCCTGTGCCAAAAGGTTTACGCGGAACAGTTCGGCGTTAAATTGCCTAACGTGGGCGATCAGATGGTGTTGGGTGTTGTAGATGTCCCTGAGCCAGAGGAAGGGTGCCTTGTGAGGGTTCGCCGAGTTCAACCCCTAGCAGAGCATTGGGGCGTGTTCTTTTCGGGCTATGTCCTACACGCCCAAAACCCCACCAGTGTTGCTGTGCCGGTTAAGCGATTCATGCAATCCCATCCTGACGTTCAATTTCTGCGGGTTATGCAATGACGGCAGCGATTCACCTTGTCCGCAATCCTCTCAGCCCGTATGAGCGCGAAACCTTTGTCGTGGACGAAGGGACACAGATCATTGATTGGTTGCAGGAGGTGGCCCCGGAGGGCTTCGGAATGCCGATTGAGCTGTACGTCAACCAGCAAAAGGTTGAGGTGCAGGACGCTGACAGAGCGCTGCGCGATGGTGATGTGTGTGCGTGTCTTGTTACCCCTGGCATTTTCGGAATCACTGCCGTAGCCCTAAAAAGCTATTTAATTAGCGCGGCGGTATCTCTGGCTGTCGGCTTGGCCGTTGGCCTAATCTTTGCCCCAAAGCGCCCCAAGTCACAGCGCGGCCCAAACCCAGTCTATGACATTGGCGCAACGAACAACCAGGCCAGATTGGGCGAGCCTGTGCCTGTCACCTACGGGCAAGTGGTTACGACACCTGACTTTGCCTCCGTGCCGTACACGTTCTTCAGCGCCACGGAAGATGACCAGCAATTTGTGGATCAGTTGTTTTGCATTGGGTGTGGGAAGTTTGAGGAAATCACCCTGTCAGATATTCTGATTGGCGACACCAGGGCCAGCTCATTCCCTGCCGGGGTGATTCAGTTCAAGCAGTTCCAGCTTGAGGACGGTACAGGGAATGTCGGCAACCATCTGGGGCAGAAGGGTGCCATACAAGATGACCTGTGGGTGACGGGTGATTTCAGTGTCTTGCAGTTCAACTTCTACGAAGATGTGTATACCGCACCTGACATCACCGACTGGGAATTTCGCAACGATGAGATTCGCAGCACTACATCAAACAGCTACTCCGTAACCCTTACCGCTGGAAGCCTCAACACCAGCATCAACCGCTATGAGGTTGAGATACGCGCCCCTATTGATGCGAGCATTACCGCTGGGGTGACGTTTAACCTCTCTGGCACTGCCAGTAATAACGGGCAATACACCTGTATATCTGCAATACCCGATTACACAACGGGATCAGGCACGGCACCAGACATTGACTATACCCATGTGATTCTGACCTGCTGGGCACCTGTCGGGCTTACCCCTGTAGACGGCGCTGCAACGATTGATGTCACACTGGACACGGTAAGTTCGCAGTCACAGACAGGCTGGTACGCAGCCCAACCACTGAGCAGGACGGTTGAGGGCATTCATGTAGATATTGTGGCCCCGCGTGGGCTGTACAAGGTGAAGTCCAACAGCGGCACTAGGGTTTACCTTCCTGATGAATACGCCCCGGACATGCTCATTGAGGCTGAGGAAATCGATCCGACTACGGGGGATATCAAGAACGATGTATCCGCAGGGACTGGGTTTAAGCTAAGCCAGAACTTCCGCATGAACAGCCGGTTCCCCGATCCCATCCGCAGGACGGTGATATTCCAGAATGATCACATTGTCACCAACCCGACAGGCATAGCCGCTGAGTGGCGCAATCGTTCCTATGTGGTTCGCATGACTGCGAAGCATACGTTTCTGGACAATGATCGATACGCACAGACTGTGGTATGGACTGGGCTTAAAGGGATCATGTCAGACCCAACGCCCAATCAAGTCTACGGCGACACCACCCTGCTCGCGGTAAGGATGCGGGGAACCAATGGAATAAGCCAGCAAGCCCAGCAACAGCTCAAGGTGCGCTGCAAGCGTGTGTATGACTTGCAGGATGGAACGTCTGGTGTGTCCGGTAATCCCGTAGACGTTATCAATGATATTTACCGTGAAGAAAACTACGGCTTCGGGCGACCTGCCGATGAGGTTAACGATACGTTTCTGACTGAGGTTCGCAGCCTGTGGGAAGATGAGTCCGTCGAGTTTAACGGCGTATTCCTTCAAGACATTACGGGCTGGGAGGCACTGGAAACCGCACTGCTCCCTGCCGTTGCGCGGCCTGCCATCGATGCCGGTCAACTGACGATTGTGGCCGACAAGAAAAAGCCGGTCACGATGTTTTCGTTTAATGACCTAAGTATTGTGCGCGGTAGTTATTCGGGCAACTTCACCATTGATAATACGAACGAAACTGATGGTATTGAGGTTGAGTACCGCGACCCTGATACGTTTGATCCTGCGTATGTTCGCAGCCCGTTCACATCCACCAACCCTCAAAGGCTGGTGTACTTGGGTGTGACCGATTCGACCTATGCATCTGCCCTAGCGCAGCTGTATTGGAATCGCCGTCTTTATCAGCGTCATACCTGCTCATTCCAGACGGAGATGCAGGGCATGGTGCCGATGGTGGGCGATAAGATCAGTGTTGCGACTCCCGTCCTACAGTCTGGCATATCGGGCATGGTTTTAGGATTCAACGGAGACAGGGTTCTGGTAGACAAGTCTCTTTTTTGGGAAGGCGATAACCACCAGATCCGATTCATCAAGGCTGGGCAAGCCCCTACGGCATGGTATGACGTCACGCAAGGCGGCGAGCCTAACTCAGCCACTTTGGATACGTCCGTCACCGACACGCTGGATATGTCGCTGGATAGAACAACCACGGCGTATGAGTTTAAAGCCGATCAGTTCGGACCACGACAGATGCTAATCACCAGCATCCAGCACAACGGCGGCGTTAACTTTACGATAAACGCCATAAGCTATCCCGATGACGATGAGGACACAGGCGACAATCCGTTGTTTGCCGGGGCACCTGGGCACATGATTCTTGACTGGGATGGGTCGCCGTTATGACTGTGTATGACGCTCAGCTACCCTGCCCGCTGCGCGCCAGCTTTTCCACTGACTTGGATTTTCTGACCGTACAGACTCAAATGCAGGGCGGGTACATTTATCAGCGCAGGATAGAGCCGTACATCTTTAGAACCCTGTCTCTGTCGTTCAGAATGACGGTGAAAGAGTTTCATTTCTGGTGGAAATGGATACACAAGTACGGCTTTGACTGGCACACGATTGCGATACAGGGCACTGACAGGGAGATCAGGTACACA